TGAGTGATTCCGTCATTTATTTCACCACAATGCGGCCAAATTACTTTGTGCCGGGTCAATCTGTTGTTGTTACCGGGGCCGGAGCTTACAGCGCGACTTACACAGTCACCGATGATCGGATTGAGCCTTACACTTTCACAGCTGCAACAGCGGCCGCTGATCGTGACTATCCATTGCCGTTTATTCCAGCGGCAACAGCAACATTGAGTGGTGGATCGGCAGCGGCTTTGTACGCATCCACACCACCAATTGAAAATGCAATTTTGGTTGTGGCGGTTGAAATTTTCCAGAGCATCACAGCTCCCGGCAACCAAATCATGTCAGATAATTTTCAGCCGGCACCATTTGTGCTCGGCCGCAGCTTGACCAATAGAGTCATCGGCCTCTTAGGCCCATTTATTGATGTTGAAACGATGTGCCAATGAGCATCGAATCGGTCGTGCGTACACCACTCAAAACAGCTTTGTCATCGATTGCAGCCAATGTGTACAACGGCATCCCAGAAACAATGACCAGCCCATCAATTTGCTTGATTCCAGATGCACCTTATTTGGAAAGCGTTTTGATTAATGGCGCAACAACAAAAGTCAAAGTGAATTTGACTGTGACTGGTGTTGTCACTTATGCCAACAATGCGGCAGCTCTTGACAACCTCGAAACATTGATGATCAACATCATCAGCACAATGCCGGCCGGTTATGAAGTCGGCAATGTGAACCAACCTCAACCATTGGAAGTCGGTGCCGGTAAGTACCTCACGGCCGATTTGCAAGTAAGTACTTATTACACCAACTAAGGAGAAAAAATGGCAACGACAATCATCACTGGCAGAGACATCACTTTCACAATTGACAGTGATAATTTCGATGCACAGGCAACCTCAGCTGTATTGACTGTTGATTCAACGATTAATACATTTCAGACACTCGATGGCAAGGCGTATTTCACGACAGATACACAAGGAACTTTTGCTGTCGAAATGTTGGCCGATTGGGGCGCAACAGGATCGCTTTGTGAAGCTCTTTGGACAGCGGCTTCATCTGCACCAAATACAGCATTGCCTGTTGTTTTGGTAGCTGATACAGGCGCATCATTTGCATTTTCTGTGCAGCCAATCTTTCCATCAGCTGGAGGCACAGCACCAGATGCACAGACTGTTTCACTTTCTTTCACCTGTGTAACAACACCTGTTTTGACTATTAGCTAAAACGAGAGGAATCGGGAGCATGAAACTACCAATCACAATGGAATTCACAAATGGGGAGAGCGCGACTTATACCGCGCTCCCACCAGAGTGGATGAAATGGGAGCAAAAAACTGGAAACACAATTCAGCAAGTATCTGAGAAATTGGGAATTGCTGATCTGATGTTTTTGGCTTACCACGCAATGAAACGCGAATCGGCCGGAAAGCCTGTGAAGCCTTTTGAAGTGTGGTGCGAATCTGTGACTGACATAAACATGGGAGAAACCGAAAACCCAAAAGCTACGAGCCGGGAACAATAAACCGGATCATTTGGGAATTGGCTATCGATACAGGATTGTCACCATCAGAGTTTCAAACACCGGAGGACATTTTAACCGCTTTTGAGATACTAAGGATCAAAAATGGCAATTGAACCGATCACTTACAACAAGAGTGATTTGCGCGGAATCATCCGCGCTTTCAAAGCCATGGATGAGCAAGCTGTTGCCGAGGCCAAAGGCGTTTCAAATGGCTTGGCCACTTATGTGCAATCAAAAGTCACAGCCGCAGCTGGTGCTCGCCCAAATAAGGCGGCAATCCGGATTGCTCAAGGATCGCGTGTGAGCAAGTCATCAAAAGTCGGTGAGATCAGCTATGGCTTTGTATCTCAAAAATTCAGCGGTGGCGGTACAACTCAACAGCTTTGGGGCGGTTACGAATTTGGATCAAACAAATTTAAGCAATTTCCGGTGTGGTCTGGCAGATACGGCCGAGGATCGACCGGATGGTTTATCTATCCAACATTGCGTGCCGAGCAGCCATACATCATCAATCAATGGGAAAATGCATTTACTAAGATTTTGAAGGAGTGGTGATGGCCGGTCAATCAAGAACACTCAAGCTCTCGATCCTTGCTGATGTTGATGAACTCAAAAAGAGCCTCAATGTAGGCTCAAAGGATGTCGATGGATTTGCCGGCAAAATTGGTGATTTCAGCAAGAAAGCGGCGTTGGCTTTTGCTGCCGTAGCTGCCGCCGCTGGTGCCATGGCTTTGAAAATCGGTGTGGATGCCGTCAAGGCTGCATCGGATTTGTCAGAGACAATTTCAAAAGTTGGCGTTTTATTTGGTGACACAGCTGATGACATTGAAAAATTCGCATCCGGTGCCGCTACCTCTTTGGGTCAGACAAAGCAACAGGCTTTGGATGCAGCCGCCACATTTGCAACATTTGGAAAGTCTGCCGGATTAAGCGGCAAGGATTTGAGCAAATTCTCAATTGACTTTGTGAAGCTTTCATCCGATCTGGCCTCTTTCAATAACACATCACCAGAGCAAGCAATCAACGCCATTGGATCGGCATTGCGTGGCGAGGCTGAACCATTGCGCCAATACGGCGTTTTGTTGGATGATGCCTCATTGCGCCAAGCCGCTTTGGAATTAGGAATTGTCAGCACAACCAAAAATGCCTTGACACCACAGCAAAAGGTCTTGGCCGCTCAAGCTTTAATTTACAAGCAGACATCAGCTGCACAAGGCGATTTTGAGCGCACGAGCGATGGCCTAGCCAACCGCACGAGAATTCTCACAGCTCAATTGGAAAACGCGAAAACCACAATTGGACAAGCTCTTTTGCCTGTCGTTTTGGAATTGGCCACTTTGTTTTCGGACAAGGTTATCCCGATTGTGCAAAAGGTAGCCGATGCCTTTGGATCAAAGAAAGACGGCATGGGCGGCACACTCACCGCTTTGGCCGATGGCATCAAAGGTTTTGTGCAGCCAATTTTTGAAGGCTTGAGATCAGCTTTTGATAAGATCAAAAACACAGTAATTGAAAACAAAGATGAATTTCAAGCTTTCTTTGATGTGGTCAAGGCAGCTGCACCAATCATCGGCAATGTCATTGGAGCGGCTTTCAATGTTGCTGGCACAGTAGCGAGCACAGTTTTGAATCTGATTTCCAATGTTTTGGGTGCTTTGAAAACAATCATCAACACCGCAATCGATGGCATCAATCTCGTAATCCGAGGTCTTAATTTGATTAAGCCGGGGCCAGACATTGCAAGCATTGGCAAGGTCGGCACATCAACTGGATCAAGCTCAACCGGTGGCATTTCGGTGCCAGCTGCATCATTGCCAAGTGGTTTCAAACCAGCTACAACTGTGACACCAACACCAACAGCTACGCCAAAGCCTGTACCAACACCAATTGCCAATGTTGCGGCATCAGCTGCAACGGCAGCCAAAGCATCAGCGGCCAACACAGCTGTTTCAAGCAATTTCAATCCGGGTCGATTCCGTCTGGCCGAAGCTGAATCAATGGGAACCACAATCAATTTAACTGTCACCGGCGCATTTGATAAAGAAGGCACAGCACGAACAATTATTGACACGCTCAATGATTCTTACTATCGCGGCACAGGTGGCGCAACTAACCTGCAAATCGCATGAGCCAATTCAATCCAATTTGGCGTGTGATCATTGGTGGCACCACATACACCAATTATGCCTTGGCCAATCTTTCTATCACATCCGGTCGCACAAACATTTATGAGCAAGCCCAAGCCGGCTATGTTAATTTGCAGCTGATAAATCTTGATCAATCAATTGTAAACATCGAAATCAATGATGCTGTCACGATTGAATTGCAAGATTCAACAGCCACATTTGTGCCAATCTTTGGCGGAACTGTCGTGGAATTTGACATTGGCATCACGGCATCAGGCGTGGTCGGTGTTGCTCAATCGGTCAGCATCACAGCTTTGGGCGCATTGTCTCGATTGCCAAAAGCTTTGACTCAAGGCGTTTTGACCAAGGATTTTGATGGCGATCAAATCTTGTCAATTCTCACCGATCTTTTGGTGAACTCATGGAACGAAGTACCAGCCTCATTGCAATGGAGCACATACAATCCAACCACTCAATGGCAAGATGCCGAAAACACCGGATTGGGTGAGATTGATACACCAGGTAGCTACGAGCTGGCCAATCGGTCATCATCGACCACCAATGTTTATGCCTTGGTTTCAGCCTTAGCAACATCAGGATTGGGCTACATCTACGAAAACGCATTGGGCCAAATTTCCTATGCCTCGGCAGATCATCGATCAATTTATTTGGCCACAAATGGCTATACCGATGTATCAGCCGCTCAAGCAATTGCGAGCTCATTGTCGATCCAGACTCGATCTGGTGACATCCGAAACGAAATTGTGTTGCGTTACGGCAACAATTCAGCCAATGAGGTTGTGGATTCTGATGCAACATCAATTGGCTTATACGGCAAATTAGCTCAAATCATCACAACCACAATTGAAAATCAAAGCGATGCCGAGGATCAGGCGGCTTTCTATTTAACGCTCCGATCCTATCCACAGGCCAATTTCAACCAAATCACATTTGAGCTTACAAATTCAGAAATCGATGATGCCGATCGTGATGCCTTGATCAACATTTTCATGGGATTGCCATTGCGCATTAATGATCTGCCGCTCAACATGGCAGCTGGCACATACCTTGGTTTTGTTGAAGGCTGGACATGGCGTGCCTCTTATAACACAGTATCGGTCACAGCTATTCTTTCCCCATTGGCATTTTCATTGCAAGCCATGCAATGGCAAGATGTACCAATTGCAGAGCAATGGAACACAATCAGCGGCAGCCTCACATGGGCTGATGCGTTAGTCGTAGCGTAAGGAGAAACAAGTGAGCAACCCGACATCGAATTTTGGGTGGCAAATGCCACAACCGACAGATTTGGTCACGGATTTGCCGGCTGATTTTGAGGTCTTTGGTCAGGCGGTTGATACATCGTTGGCTGATCTCAAAGGTGGCAGCACCGGACAAGTACTTTCAAAGAATTCCAACACCGACATGGATTTTGTGTGGGTCACATCAGATGATGCCAATGCAATTCAAAACACAATTGTGGATGCAAAAGGCGATTTAATTGCAGCTAGCGCAGCTGATACACCAGCCCGCTTAGCGGTAGGCAACAACGGCGAAACACTCGTAGCAGATAGTTCCACTTCAACAGGCTTGCGCTGGAATACAAAGCCGTCAGGTAATAAAATTCTAAACTCAGATTTTTCAATTTGGCAACGTGGGACTTCTTTTTCATCTATTGCCGCAAATGCTTATGGACCTGATCGCTGGACTTTCGGCGTGGTTGGTGATGTTGTTAATGTTACACGCCAAGCATTTACAGTTGGAGATTTAACGGCTATCGGTTACGGAAGCGGAAAATACTTTTGCCGTATGGAAGTTGTATCGTCTAATGGTTCAGCCCGTATGTTGCAAAAAATTGAAAATGTTGAAACCTTAGCAAATCAAACAGTCACAGTTTCTTTTTGGGCTAAAGCAAGTGCAACGACTAGCCTAGACGTTTATTT